GCTCCTATGCTTTAACTGGTGTTGGTCAGAAGTTTCGTGTTAACGATGCTATCAATACCACAAGTGTTATTACTTTAGATAACACTACTGTTGCGGACATGAACCGCAAGCTCAACTTTGGTACACCTTCACAGTCTATTCCCTCAGAGTTTTGCTTTAGTGGTGTAGATGGCAATGGCGACACAAAGATTGATTTGTTCCCAGTTCCTGATGGCGTATATACATTGAAGTTTGATGTAACTGTCCCACAGGCTAATCTGTCTGCTGATGGCACATCTGTAAAAGTCTTAGATTATTTGGTTGCTCAAAGTGCTTATTCTCGTGCTTTGATTGAGCGTGGTGAAGATGGTGGAACTAACTCTAATGAGGCTTATGCTTTGTTTAGAGGAATGCTCTCTGATGCTATTGCATTGGAAAGCACTCGTTATCCCGAAGACAACTTTGTGGCGGTCTAATGGCATCAGCACTCCAAAGTTACAGTCTCTCAGCACCAGGCTTTTATGGCCTGAATACTGAAGATTCTCCCCTTGATTTAGGGGCTGGTTTTGCTTTGGTTGCAACTAACTGCATCTTGGATCAGTATGGTCGTATTGGTGCTAGAAAAGGTTGGTCAAGGGTTAACTCTTCCTCTGGTGCTTTGGGTGCTAACGATGTTGGTGTTATCCATGAGTTAGTTCAAAACGATGGGACTTTGACAGTTCTGTTTGCTGGAAACAACAAGATATTTAAACTTGGTACTGCTAATGCGGTGACTGAGTTGACCTATGGTGGTGGCGGTTCTGCTCCTACTATTTCAGCAAGTAATTGGCAGTGTGCATCTTTGAATGGCATTGCATACTTCTTCCAAACTGGTCACGATCCTCTCATTTATGACCCCGCAGTAAGTACAACTACTTATCGCAGAGTGTCAGAGAAGTCTGGTTATGTAGCTACAGTTCCTCAAGCCAACATTGCTATTTCAGCTTTTGGTCGCTTGTGGGTAGCTAATACATCTACTGACAAAGTAACTGTTACCTTTTCTGATCTGATTGCAGGTCATGTATGGGGTGGTGGCACTTCAGGCTCATTGGATGTATCTCGTGTATGGCCTAATGGTGCTGATGAAGTCATGGGCTTGGCAGCTCACAATGATTTCTTGTTTATCTTTGGTAAGAAGCAGATTCTTGTTTACTCTGGTGCTTCTACTCCCGCATCACTTGTTCTGAGCGACACAGTAGGCTCTATTGGATGTATCGCTAGAGATACCATTCAAAGTATTGGTACTGATGTTGTTTTCTTGTCAGACTCAGGTGTTCGCTCATTGATGAGGACAATTCAAGAGAAGTCTGCTCCATTGCGAGACCTTTCTAAGAATGTTCGATTTGATTTGGAATCTTCCTTGTCTGGAGAAACACTAGCAAACGTCAAGTCTGTTTATTCAGAGAAGAATGCTTTTTATCTGCTTGTTCTGCCAGCTACTTTGCAAGTCTACTGCTTTGATACCAAACAATCTCTGCAAGATGGTGCTTCCCGTGTAACCAAATGGGATAGTATTTCACCAACTGCACTAAGATCGTTGCGAAATGGTGATTTATACATTGGCAAGAACGGCTACATTGGTAAGTATGGTGGTTATCTTGATGATGCTTCTACTTATCGATTCCTGTACTACACAAACAATGCTGACTTAGGCAATCCTAATCAGATTTCCATTCTGAAGTCTATTACTGCCGTGGTGATCGGTGGTTCTAACCAGTTCCTCACAATCAAGTGGGCTTTTGATTATTCGGGTGCTTATCAGTCAGAGAACGTCTTTATTCCACCTCAAGGCTATTTCGAGTATGGGGTTGGTGAATATGCGGTTGCAGACTACTCAAGCGGTATACCAATTAAAGCATTAACAAGTAATGCGTCTAGTGCGGGTAAAATCGTACAAACTGGTTACGAAGCCACTATCAATGGCACTCAGTTGTCAATTCAGAAAATTGAACTTCAAGCCAAAGAAGGCAAGATAGGATAAACCATGTCTAATTATTCAAAATCCACTAACTTTGCAACCAAAGATAATCTCTCGCCTGGCAATCCTCTAAAAATTGTTAAGGGTACTGAGATTGATACAGAGTTCAATAATATTGCTACTGCTATAGCAACAAAGACAGATAACTCATCTGCCACGATTACTGGTGGAACGATCAATGGTGCTGTGATTGGTGGAACTACTGCCGCAGCGGGAACATTTACTAACCTTACTGTTAGCACAGCCGCTACGATTGCTTCTGCCGCTATTAGTGCGGGAACAATCAATGGTGCGGTAATTGGTGGTTCATCTCCACTTGCTATTACTGGCACAAACATCACGGCAAATACAGGCTTTAGTGGCCCATTGACAGGTGCGGTCACAGGTAACGTAACAGGCAATGTAACGGGTGCAGTTACAGGCAACGTCACAGGCAACGTAACGGGCAACCTGACAGGCAATGTCACTGCGGCTTCTGGCACTTCTACATTCAACAATGTGACCATCTCTGGCTCATTGGACATGGATAGCAGTACATCGGCAACCATTACTGGTTTGGCAAGCCCTACAAACGATTCTGATGCGGCTACCAAGGGTTATGTGGATGCACTAGCCCAAGGTATTGATGCAAAAGCCTCTGTGGTTGCAGCTACTACTGCAAACATCACTTTGTCTGGCGCACAAACCATTGATGGCATCTCGATTGTTGCTGGTGATCGGGTCTTGGTTAAAGACCAATCTACTGCCTCACAAAATGGTATTTATTTGTGTGCTTCTGGTTCTTGGACTCGCACAACAGATGCTGACACTTATGCTGAGTTGGTGGCGGCTTTTACCTTTGTTGAAAAAGGCACAACTAACGCTGACTCTGGTTTTATCTGCACGATTGATGCAGGTGGGACATTGGGAAGCACATCTATCACATGGGCGCAGTTCTCAGGTGCGGGTCAGATTACTGCGGGTGATGGTCTTACAAAGACAGGTAACACTCTCAATGTAGGAACTGCATCTTCAGGTCGTATTGTTGTCAATTCGGACAACATTGATTTGGCTACTTCTGGTGTAACGCCAGGCACTTACCAATCTGTGACTTTTGATGCTTATGGTCGTGCAACGGCAGGAACGAATCCTACGACTATTGGTGGCTATAACATTACAAATGCTTATACCAAAACTGAAATAGATTCGATTTTTGGTTCAACTACTGCTGCGGCTACTTCTGCTTCTAATGCGGCTACAAGTGCTTCAAACGCATCTACAAGTGCTTCTAATGCTTCTACAAGTGCAAGCAATGCGGCTACTAGCGAAACCAATGCGGCAGCCTCATACGATGCTTTTGATGACAGATACTTAGGTTCTAAGTCTTCTGCTCCTTCTGTAGATAATGATGGCAATGCTCTCCTAACGGGTGCTTTGTACTGGAATACAACAGTAAGCACTCTTTATGTGTGGACAGGATCGGCTTGGTCACAAGCGGCTTTTACCGCAGGTGGTTTCTTAGTTAATACTAACAACCTATCTGATGTATCTAATACTGCTACTGCTCGGACTAACTTAGGTTTGGCAATCGGTACTAACGTACAAGCCTATAACGCTAATACGGCAGTTACAAACTCTGCCCAGACATTCACGGCTACACAGACATTCTCAGGAACTTCATCTGCTACCGCCATTGTCTTAAACGATGCAGCAGAAGTAGCAACAGTATCAGCTACTGCGGCTACTGGCACGATTGCTTACGACATTACAACTCAGTCTGTTCTGTACTACACAAGCAACGCAAGTGCTAACTGGACTGTTAATTTCAGAGGCTCTAGCGGTACATCATTGAATACTTTGATGAGTACAGGTCAATCAATGACTGTGGCTTTCTTGGTTACTCAAGGCTCTACTGCTTACTACAATTCTGCTGTGCAAGTTGATGGCACTACATCTGGTGTGACTACACGTTGGTTAGGTGGTGCGCCTACTGCTGGAAATGCTAGTGGAATAGACAGTTACCGCTATCTTTTGATAAAAACAGGTAGTGCAACATTTACAGTCTTGGCAAGCAACACACAATTTAAGGCTTAATGAACACCGCCTACGTTTACACGCTGACTGACCCTAGAAATGGGATGCCCTTTTACGTTGGTAAGGGGCATGGTAAGCGTTGCGAGTTTCATTTAGATGAGGCTAAGTATTACACTAAGCGCAAGTCAAAGAAGCTAAATAAGATTCGTAAACTTATGTCACTTGGTATACAACCAATCATTACCAAAGTTGAAGAAAATGTTTCAGATGCACAGGCTATTGATTTTGAGTGTTTGTTAATTGCTGAAATGCGTGATATTGGCATACCATTGACCAATATGACAGATGGTGGTGATGGTGCTAAAGGTTACAAGCATACTGAAGAACATTTAAAGTATGTATCTGAGTTGTTTAAAGGTCGCATAGTTTCTGAAGAAACAAAACAAAAGATGCGAAAACCTAAGTCTGAAGAAGGTCGAGCAAACATCGCCAAAGCCAGATTGACTACAGCTTATAGGCCATCTGAAGAAACAAAGCGTAAGACTTCTGAAGCATTATTAGGTCGCCCTAGTCCAATGAAAGGGCGTAAGCAATCTGAAGAATCAAAAGCTAAAATGAGTGCAATGCGCAAGGGTTTGCCAAAACTTAAAGTTGATTGTCCTCATTGCCAAAAATCTATCGCTGTCAATGTTGCAAAGCGTTGGCACTTTGATAACTGTAAAGATAAGGAATAACAATGCCGTTACAAGCTACGAGTGGGGCTGCATCCTACGATGGATTCGGAGGAGGTGTTGTTGCCGAGCCAAACTATATAGAGTCATGTTTTAGCACATACCTTTACACAGGCAATGCTACTGCACGTTCTATTGAAAATGGAATTGATTTAGCTACTAAGGGTGGGCTGGTTTGGATTAAAAACAGAACATTTGCAGGGTCTGACCATCAGTTATTTGATACTGCTCGTGGTGCAACAAAAAGATTATTTTCAAATTTAACTGATGCTGAAGTTACAACAGCGGGAACATTGACTTCGTTTGACACAACAGGTTTCTCAATAGGTACTCAATCGAGTGTTAACTTTAATACTTACCCTCAAGTTTCATGGTCTATAGCAAAAGCACCAAAGTTCTTTGATATTCAAACTTGGACAGGCTCAGGTGCTAATAGAACAATTTCTCATTCACTAGGAAGTGTGCCAGCTTGCATTATTGTCAAGCGCACAGACTCTACAGGTGATTGGCGGGTTTACCATAGAAGTTTGAGCAATACAGAATTTGTATCATTAAATTTAACAAGTGCTGTAGCCAGTGATAGCGGAGCTTTGTGGAATAGCACAACCCCTACGTCAACTGTATTTTCTATTGGTACTAGCGCAAACGTCAACGCTTCTGGTGGCACTTACGTAGCCTACCTATTCGCCCATGACGCAGGAGGCTTTGGCCTAACTGGTACAGACAATGTGATTTCGTGTGGGTCGTTTGATGGCGCAGCTAACACAGCGGTTACGCTTGGTTATGAGCCACAGTGGATTATGTTTAAAAACACCACAAACATTTCTAATTGGCAAATTGTGGACAACATGAGAGGTATGTTTGTTGGGTCTGATGACAAACAACTGGTGGCAAATTCATCAAACGCAGAAAGTGACAACGGCTTAATGTCGCCAACAGCAACTGGGTTTATTTGGAATCCATCTGCCGCGAGTAACACCTACATCTACATAGCCATTCGCAGAGGCCCGATGAAAGTGCCTACGAGTGGGACTAGTGTGTACAACGCAGTTACTGGCACATTTAGCGCAGGAGATAGTTTAAGTGTTGGTTTCCCTGCTGATATGTACATTGATGCTTGGAGAACTGGAACTTTATATAAGGCCAATTATTCAAGGCTTGTAAACTTTGCTAACTCTAATTCAAGTGCATCACAGAATTATTTAAAAACAAATACAACCGATGCAGAAATAACTACAAGTCAAGCACCATCTTTATACAATCTTTGGAATACGACAGCCAATGTTGGAAGTTGGAACGCAGGCGTATCTGAAGTTTGGTGGATGTTCAGACGTGCCCCTAGCTTCTTTGATGAGGTTTGCTATACAGGTATAAATCCTAATGGATATGTTGATTTAACTATAAACCACAATTTAGGTGTTGC